GAAAGAGAAACTAAAGCTGAAACCAAACCTAAGAAGAAAGGTGATGGTAAAGCAATAGAAAAGGATTGGAATGGATGGAAAGTAAAAACATTGTTGATGCCTATGCTTAATCCTGGCGATAGAGTGTTGTTAAAGTCTCGCGCTGTAGAAGGTATCTTTCGTATTGAAGAACTAACGCATACTGGCGATAATTGGGATGGTGATTGGCAAACAGAATTGAAGTTAGTTGATCCTGCGAAACCACTTGGCAAAAAGAAATCCACCAAAGGCGGCAAAGCAACTAGAGGTTCTGGTAGTGGAGGTCATGACAATGTTTCTCCTGACGATATAATTGAGGAAGAAGATTTGGATAATCAAATGGTGAAACTAGATGTTTGAACGTGTAGTTAGCGCATTTCAAGACATGCTTGAATCTCGCATGTCTGAAATGAACACTCAGATGCCCGGCACTATAGTATCATATAATGCCGAAACTAATCGTGCTGTTGTGCGTCCTGATTTGCCCAAGGCATTAGCAAGTGATGAATCTTTATTACCACCTAACATTGTCGAAGTTCCAATTGTTTGGACAACGAGTAGTGGTGGTAAGTCTGGTCTGACTATGCCTGTTAAAGCTGGCGATGGTGTGATGTTAGCTTTTCAGCAACGATCAATGGAAGGTTGGTTATCAGGTAATAAGGATATGCCAGATGACCCGAGGCAATTTGATCTTTCTGATTGTGTTGCAATTCTTGGTTGTGCTCCAACTGGTATATCTGCTGACCCTACTGATGTAGTGTTGCGTTTTAATGAAACCGAGGTTCGTATTACTCCTGATAATAATATCCGCTTTGGTAACAATAATGGTTTTATATCTATTGATTCTGATGGTAATATCATTGTTCAAGCTAAGTCATTAAAGCTACAAGCAGATACTATTCGTGTTGATGCTGGTGGACATTCGTTTACGCTAGAGGCGCATAGACATACTGGAGTTCAATCTGGCATTGCAACTTCTGGAACTCCAGTATGAGTGGATCGCAAGGCACTTATGATCTCGCATTGTCGAGACTAGATCACGACATGATATTCCCGGTGGTTTCCGCCCCAGGAGTAGTGCCACCTAAGCACGCTATTTGGCTAATCAATGGTGCGGATAAAGTTGCGCAAGAAGTGAAGATCAATCTTCTGGCGTTCTTGGGAGAGTGGTTTCTTGATGTTACTTTTGGTGTGCCTTACTTGGAAGATATTCTAGTCAAGAACCCACATATGCCTAGCATCGAAACCATATTTCGTTTCCATATACTCGATGTTCCTCACGTTACTTTGATAACCAGTTTCAATATGACCTGGGACCGCGCCAGGAGAACATTGACAGTTAACTTTGCCGCTAATACTGATTATGGACCGATAAAAGACTCAGTGATATTGGATACTATGCATGTCTGATATTATCCCTAATCCTCTTGACTATGGGGTATTACCTTCTGGCTTTTCACGGATGCGGTTGCCGGAAATACGGCAAGCTATCATTACTAGTTTACAGACTAGCACTGGACTTATTTTTGAAACGCGACCAGACTCAATTACTGGTCAATTTATTGATGTATTTGCGGAACGGGAAGCAACAGTATGGGAATTGGCTGAGGCAGCATATCATGCCATGTATCCTATATCTGCCTATGGGGTTAATCTTGATCATGCAGTTAGTTTCTCTGGCGTCAGAAGATTGTTCGCACAACAATCTCTCGCTTGGATTGTATTGTATGGAGTAGAGGGCACAGTTGTTCCAGTTAATTCTGTGGTTAGATCGAACATAAGCGGAGAAGATTTTAATACAATACTCCCCACGACGATTAGTAGAAACGCGGCGGGCGATATTACGGTAAGCGTAGATACAGCGACTGTTGGGCAAGAGTATTATGTCAGACTTGATACCATTTATTATCGCTACACTGCTGTAACTGGGGATACTAATGTTTCGATTGCTAATCAACTAGAGGCATTGCTGATTGCCTCGCGTAATGTTATTGAGTTGGATGCTAATCATATACGGATTTATACAGTTACTAATGTTCCATTTGCGGTAATGGTTTCCATTGGCATCTCTATCTTTAAGCAAGGAACGATAGCTGTTGCTCAAGCGATAAACTATGGACCAATAGAAGTTGGCGCTCATACTCTTACTCAAATCATTACGGTAATTAATGGTTGGAATACGGTAGATAATCTAGTTGATGGACAAACTGGACGTAATCAGGAAACCGATGATGAGTTGCGTCTTAGATATAATAGTGGTGTATATACTCTGGGCGCTGCTACTTTGCCTGCTATTCAAGCTAATCTAGAACAGAATATCTTAGGTTTACAAACTGTGCAAGTATATGAAAATGTAAGCGATACTATTGATGCTGATGGTCGTTCACCGCATAGTATAGAAGTGGTAGCATTTGGTGGTGATCCGCAACAAATATGCAATGAGATATTTCGTCTTAAAGCGGCAGGCATTGATACGTATGGTGATACTACAGCTAATGTGGTTGATGCTTCTGGTTATAATCATCCGATAAGTTTCAGTCGGCCAGAACCAGTATATGTATGGGTGAATTGTATTCTTTCGTTGTATAATGAAGAAGTGTTTCCGTCTAATGGTCCTCAAGTTGTTCAACAAATTATAGTTGATACTGGAAATCTATTTGGTGTCGGAACAGATATAATCATTCAAAGGTTCTACGGTCCGATATATCAAGCAGTATCTGGAGTGGGCAATATATCAATTTCAATTGCAGTGGAACCTGACGCAACTACAACTCCTGCTCCTGGCGACTTTAGTTCTAGCAATGTTCCTATTGCTGTTCGTGAACTTGCGCGTTTTGATTTGGTTAGAGTTTCTGTAACGGTATCATCTTTGTAAGGGATAGGTAATGTCTGCTGCTCCTGGTTGGAAAGACGGTGATATTCCAACTTCTGATGAATGGAATAGTTGGTGGGCCAGAAAACTAGACAATAATGACTCAATAGTGACTAGTGGCCCCTTCTTACCGTTGAGGGGAGGTGCGCTAACTGGTAACGTGACTAGCGTCACGCCCATGTCGGGTGACCAGCTCAACCTGACCAAGAACTACAGCACGGCGATGACCGGCTCGCCGCACCAGCAGGTGAACACCGCGAACATCACCGTCCCCTGCGCGCAGGAGTTGTGGAACAACTTCGATGACGTAAACTACAATGTCGTGGGTGGAGTAGACAATTCCTCCAACACTCACGTTGTGGCGCGTTATACCCAGGTTCGCAAATACACTCGTAGCGTCAACGTCCCCAGCATGGCGTTCATCGCTTCGGTGGTGGACTTCACTAATCAGCCTAGTTCCATCGCTGGGCCTTTGACGGGCTACGAGCTGGACTTGGAATGCGCTGGGCCGGATGATCAAACAGCATTCGGCGCAAACGGCAGTCGAGTCGGTATGACGCTGAATTTCTATCCTGCGCGCGGCTATGCTGGCAACGACAGCGTGGTTAATGCTGCTTATGCAGTGTGGGGGGACACCTCGCGCGTGTCCTTCAAGCGGCTGTTCAACGCCTCCGCCGCATGGTCGGTCGCGGCGATTGACTTAACACAAGGTGTGCAGATGACCGGTGCGGCTGGTATTGCGATGAATGCCGGTATGCGGGTGCGGTTCGCGCCACTGCGGGATATCTTCTGGGACACCTCGTTGTTCGCTGCGGCCGGCGGCTTCCACCTCACCGGAAAGTTCCAGGTTGACGAGCTGCTCTACAGTCCCGCCGGCATCACCAGCGGCGGCCCGATCACCTTCTCCGGCACCGTTACGCACTCCGCGGCCTACCTGAACACCTTCGTCGGTGCCGCTTTTACTGTTCAAAGTAATGTAAATATTGGTGGTATTGTTAACATTGGACCGCAAGGCAATGCGAATTATATTCAAATTAATGGATCAGCAGGCGCTGTTACTATTGCTTTAACGGGAACGGGAACCCCAGCCAATCTTGTATTGCGTGCCCTAGGCACTGGCGGTGTTAACATTAATTCTCAGAATGGATCATTATTACAAATTCAAGATGGTGGAGCAGGCACTGCTGTTAATTCGTTTCTTATGATTGCTAGACCAACAGGAACATATGGAACTATAAGCCTAATTGATCCAACCCAAGGTATTATGATAGGAGGAATAGCTACAGCCAAGCTTGGGTTTAATGCAGCTACGCCTATTGCTAAACCAACTTTGACTGGCGCTAAAGGTTCCAATGCTGCATTGACTTCTGTTATTGCAGCTTTAGTTAACTATGGTCTAGTAACAGATACGACAACAGCATAATGTCAAACACTACTACAGGAGTTATTGGCCAACTCGCCATAGGCATTAGTCCTATTGGCACAGCACAAGATGCTATTATTCCGTTTGGTTTTCCTCATATCCATAGTGAAGTTGCTTGGTCGCATTTTCTTGCGCAACATGTAGGGAAACAATATACAGAAAGTTACGTCAAAGCATTTTACCCACCATTAGATTTACTCGATCAAACGCAATATGATTTGTTAACTAAACGTGGTATTTTAACATCCGAAGGCGTTCAGTTAGATGGTGTAGGAAACATTGTTGGTATTGATCGTGAGTTAGACAATTCAGTATTCATACCATTCTTTGGTTTCATTTCGCAGCCAGCAGGTAAAGGCTTCAATCAAGCAAGAATTAGACATGATAGAGAACCTTATGCAACTAGCCGCACAATGGGAGATGTGGAGTATCGTCAAGCAATACTAAACAAGATCGCGCTAAACAATGCACATGGAACTGCGAACGATATCATTACTATAGTGAACTTTGCACTTGGTGTTACTGGCACTACAGTAATAGATATGATGGATGCGGAAGCATCGCTATTAATCAATGATCTGACCATCACCACTGCTGATCCACGTTTCGCTATCATTGATAAGATAATACCCAGAGCAGCAGGAGTTAGAATATGGCCTGAATTAGTTAATTCTGCCCATACATTTGGGTTTCAAAACCAAGGTATCTACTTTGGTTTTAATGTCGGAATACTGGCGCGTCGGCCGGAATCAAATGTTCCGGCGATACCGTAAGGAGGACAGCCAATGTCTAATATTGATCCGACCAAACCTACCTATGGTCAAGCCTATACTTCATCTGTTAGGCAAAATTTCCAACACGCGAAAGATGAGATAGAAGCATTACAAAATTATGTAACTACTTTTGGCGGACCGTATCTTCCGCTTTCTGGAGGAACACTTACTGGCCCGTTAACACTATATGGCAATGCTGCTTTTCCATTACAGCCCGTTACTCTTCAGCAACTTAATGCAACAGTTAGTGGTCAAGGACCATTTCTACCTATTGTTGGTGGAACACTTACTGGTCCACTAACATTGTCTGGCAATGCTACACAAAATCTACATGCCGTCACTCTACAGCAACTTAATTCAACAGTAAGTGGACAAGGACCATTCTTGCCTTTATCTGGCGGAGCAATAACAGGACCAGTAACGTTTAATCCTCCCCCAACAATATCTGATGGTAGCGGCAGGACAGCTACTCCATCAATGGTGTTTACTACTGTTGCTGCCATGATTGCATTTAACTATACAACTTCTACCTTACCATTCGCGGTTACTTGTCAAGGTTACTACGCGCCAGGAGATGGAGGGGGTGGTGATTTTACTTACATACCTGCAATAACAAAAACTACATCTGCACAAACCAATTCTGGATCAGCGATATTATCAATTTCTAATACATCCACATTGATAGTCGGACAGCTTGTTACTGCTACAGGTATTTCTCCGCACACATTTATCATTCGTATTGTGCCGAATGTCTCAATAACAATCAGTAAAAATACTACTGCTATTGTTGCTTCTGGCGCTACAATTACTTTTAATGCGTCCGATCCTGATGGTGGTTTTTATTTGGCAGCAACGCAAGGTGGACAGTTGCGCCGTGATGGAGTTGGAAAATGTTTAACAATGGAACAAGCAGGCATGAAGGGAGACTATATTATGCCCTTGCCTTACTTAACTACAGCGGCGAATAATAGTGGTGATACCGGAATAATCTTTTCTGATACCACTGGTATTCAAGTTGGTTGGTGGGCACATCATCCTTCTTTGCCGTTTGGAACTACAGTTTCTGCGGTAACTACCACTACTGTAACAGTTAACAATCCAGTAGGCGCACTTGGCATTAGCATAGGTGATGCTGTTTGTTTTAATCCAGTTGCTACTGATAATACGTTTACCTTGGCGGTCCTTCAGACAGCAACCACCGCCATCAATACTGCTCTTGAATTAGTTGTTGCAGGTGATCGCTTTTACTACTTTGGAATCACCCAGAATGCACCTTGTCTTATTCAAGCATTCACCCATATTCGCGGCCAACAGCCTTATTGGACATCTGGCCGCGCTGGTGCCGCTCCATCTTTTACTGGTGGAATGGTATTACATCCAGCATGCTATATACGCATGAATGGCTTTACTAAGCTATCTCAGCTTTGTATTATTCGTGCTGGTCTGCCTAACTCAATGCCGAATGGTCAAACGTATGCCAAATATCTTGATAAAGCATGGTCAGAAAATGGAGTAATTGCTAATCCAATTGTTCTGAATACTAGTGCTACTGCCGCCTCTGGAAATACTTTAACATTCACAGCTACTACAGGTGTAACTGTAGGTATGTATGCTACTGGGTTTGGTCTGGGAGAATCAATGCGTGTTACTACAGTAACCGCAACGCAAGTTACATTTTGGGGCAATATCAATAATCAAATTACTGCTGGTTCGCCAATTAGTTTCGGCAGTAACTTTAGATCTATTGGTATTTGGTTTAATCAAGGAGCAATGGAACTAGATCACGTTTATATTCTAGGCTTCTATGTTGGTGTTCACGGAACATCAGGCGGTCATAGAATGAATCATGTATATTCTGATTGCGTAAATGGATTTGATATATCAGGAGATGGTAACGGCACAGCATTTAGTAATTTGCGTGCTGCTGCCGATTGCACTGCTGGCATCGTTGCTGCGACAATGACTTGGAATATTGCTACTGATTGTGCTATTGCTGCTGGTGGTAGCAAGTATTGTGCTGGTGATTTATTGCATGATGAAACTGGTAATCTAGTAATCATAAACGCTGTTGATGCTAATGGTTCGGTTACTGCAATTAGTCCATTAGTTTGGCGTGGAGGTTGCTATAAAACACCTCCAGCAACTACATGGACAAAGATCATGCCGCGTGATCCGCAAGGCAGTCAAGGATTAAATGCTACTGGTCTTGGAGTAGGTGCAACATTAGCGCCCGTCTATACGCCATATACAGCTACGCAAATCAATTATTTGCCGGGACGTGGCTTCTATTTACACGATAGAGTTGATGGTTGTGCTTTTGTAGACAGTATCGCTACTGGACATCACTACGGATGGATTATTAGTAATTGCTGGATCACTGTTGTTCGTGGTGGTTATGAATCACGTTTAATTAATACATTAGGATCAGGCACTGTTGGCTTTTGGACGTGGAATTCTCCATCTTGGGTAAATCTTGTAGATATTTACGTTGGTGGACAAGAATATCCTGTATTACTTGAAAATGTAGATGCTCCATATGCTACTATTCTACCCAAACTAGGTCAAGGCACTATTACCTATGCACGCATGATTGGTCCACAAGTATCTGGTATTGGATTATCGGCGCTTGGTGGTAATACTCCGCAACCATCAATTACTATTGGCAGTCATTCACGAGGTATTATTACTGGCGGAGGCAATATTGTTGGTGGTGGGCCTAATGAAAATGATCCTCAAGTTCGTATTCGCGCTAACGTTATAGACTGGAAACTTTCAAACTTAACTATTCAAGCAATTGGAACCGCAACTAATTGGATTGCCATTGATCCTACCTCTGAAGATCATGTTTCGGTTGTAAATTGTAAATTCATTGACTGGCAGAACAGTAGCAATCCTCTAATTCCCGGCCCGCAACGGGTTAGATATTCCGGTCCTAATGATCGTATTCTTTGGCCACAACAAATTAGTTTCGATCCAAGTAGCATCGCACCAACTGATAATAGCCCAGCATCTCCATTAACAGTTCATAGTCGTGAAGGTGGTGCTGCCGTATCCCGCAATATACTTCTGGCCCGGGGTGGTCAAATACATGATCCTGGCATATGTGGTTTTCTAGGCACTAGCGGAACAGGTGTAGTGTTAGATGCGATGCCTGGAACCATGTTGATTACTACTGCAACTGTTGCTAATGGTGGCGCTGGCTACTGGCCAGGAGATATCATTTACGATCCTAATGGTGGATCATGGACAGTTGCTACTGTTAGTGCAATTGGCGCTGTATTGACTGTTACTAATAGTTCTCCTGCTAAATATGTTGGCGCCGCACCCACCAATCCAGTCACTACTTGGACAGAAGCAACGGGTGGATATAATGGCTTGCTTCAAATTGGTCTAAGTGGTGGTGGAGTTACTGCTGGAGTTCCAATTATTAATGGAACACCAACGCCTGCTGGTTATCATTATTATCAAAATCGCGCTTATGTCTTATTTGGTGCGCCAGGTAACTATGGGTCTAGTGCTGGTATTCTGGTGCAAAATTCACCTAATCCTGCCGGTGTTCAAGCAACAGCAACATTGACTGTAGGAACATCAGGATTAACACAAGGGGCAATAACTGGCGTAACAATGACT